CCCATTCCTAAGACAACAACGGGCAAGGATAAGAACTACCTGCCCACAGAGCAAGGCGCAGGGATGACCGCCAAAGGTAGGGCGGCATACAATCGTAAAAACAACGCTAATCTACAAGCACCACAAGCTAGTGGCCCAAGGCACGATAGTTTCTGTGCAAGGTCAAAAGGCTGGACTGGTGAGCGTGGCAAGGCGGCTAGAGCAAGGTGGAAATGCTAATGAAAGACGGACTATATGCCAACATTCACCGCAAGAGGGCTAGGATTAAAGCGGGATCAGGCGAAAAGATGCGTAAGGTAGGTAGCGAAGGCGCACCCACCGCTAAAGACTTTAAAGAATCTGCTAAAACTGCTAAACCGCAGAGCAGAAAAGATATGATCCGTGAAAAGATGAAGGATATGTGATGTTTAAAAAAGAAAAGATTAAGCCCGAAAACAGCTTACTACAGCCCCATAAAGAATCCACGCTAGAGAAACAGCAACGATTGCGCCTAGAGCGCAGGGCTATGCTTGCAAACAAACTGAAAGACATGGATAAAGAAGTTAAGTAAATGGATGAGTTTGGTATAGCCCAAGCGCAACCCGTAGTAAACCCTACGGCTGGCAAGATTGCTGACTTACTACGCAGAGCCAAAGAGTTTGGTAATCAGTACGAAGTCAAAGACTATGTACCCTTTTTTGGCGGTACAGGTATTGGTGACCTATTTTTAGGCCAAGCACCCGAAGAAGTAAACCGTTGGTCATACGGTGACTATCCATTTAGAAACCCATCATCTGTAGTAGGCACTGGTGGTAACCGCCTTGATGTATGGAAAACAGGGCGTTTTGAACCGACATTTGATGTGGTAGCTAATGTGGCACTACCAGCAGTCGGAACAGCGCAGATGACCGCTAAACCATTAGCACGGGCATTAGCACCAAAAGCCGCAGAAATGGCTGAGAACTACCTAACCAAAACAGGCGCAATTGCAAACATTACAGAACCATCCCCAGTTAAGATAGCTGAAGCATTACGCCAACCAACTAAGAATGAACTAGGATTCTATTCACCGCTAGATGAAGCAGTAATGAACCTGCAAAACCCCAAAGGTACAGGACAACAATACTTAGCGCAGTTACTTAAAACTCAAGGCGTAAAGCAGGAAGAAGTCAGCACACGGGGATTAGATACATTCCTGACAAACAATCCTAAAGTATCACGGGAGCAAATCGCCCAATATTTAAGAGAAAACCCCGTAACTCTTAAAGAAAAAGTATTAGACGAAAACTACAACAAAGCAGGAACAGTAGAGGATTACCAATTACGAGGTGGTGATGTCATTGACGATACCGACTACATAAATAATTTGGCTGATGATGAATATTTCTTCATTAAAAACGATGACCCTGAACTTGTTGAACAGTTAAGAAACCAAGCTTTTGAAGATTTAGAAATTAACCCTGTTTCTGCTGATCTTAGCGATATGAACCGTGTTGACGATTATGTGGATGACCTAATTCGTGAACTAGCTGAAAAACGGGCAAATGATATTTATTACGAAAATCCCTACCGTTCTTACTACGATGACCTAGGTTATGAGGTAACAGGTAACGATGATGTTGGCTATTACATTAAAGACCCACAAGGGCGTGAATTGTCTGTTTCTCGTAATGGTATATATGACATCAATATGGCTGAAACAGCTATTCGTGAAGATGCGTTAGACCGTGGCCTATTAAGCTATGAGCAAGACGGCCCTAAATACGCTGATTATGTACTTCCTAACGGTGAAAACTACCGTGAGGTGTTGATTCAGTACGAACCAAAGCGTAGCCCACCGAACTACGAAATTAGGGAATTGCCCGAATCTAGCAAAACCAGTAGTAAGAATTTTGGTGTTTATGAAGGCGATAAACTAATTAATTCATGGTTTGGTAAAAACAATGCTGAAGATTGGGTAGCTGGGCAAAAAGCAAACTATAAAGATTATGGTAATTACGAATCGAGTCACTTTGATGAGCCAAATATTCTCGCCCATATGCGTGTTACAGACCGCACCATAGATGGTAAAAAGACCCTATTTGTAGAGGAAATCCAGTCAGATTGGCATCAAGCTGGGCGCAAGAAAGGTTATTTAACAGGCGATCCAGTCAAAGAATTGCATGATTATGAAAAAAATCTTGTAACCCGTGCTAGGGAAGCAATGAAAGAAAATGCTTTAAAAGATGGTTTGAGCGAAAAAGAGGCTGATGATTTATCTACTTCAATTGTTCGCAATACTGACTTTAATGGCATGGCTAAATACCTTGGCGAAACAGACCAATACACAGAAATAGCTTTAAAAGCTAGAAACAAATCTAACGCTGTTCCTGACGCACCATTTAAGAAAAACTGGCAAGAACTAACCATGAAACGAGCCATGCAAATGGCCGCAGAAGGTGGTTATGACCGTGTAGCATTTACTACTGGTAAACAGCAAGCAGAGCGTTATAGCTTAAGTAAACAAATAAAAGGCTTAACAATTACTCGTGGGCCTACTGATTTCACCATAAACGCTACCGATAAAAACGGTAGACCAACATTTGTCAAAACTATTCCTGATCTAAGAAATCTTGAAGATTATGTCGGCAAAGATTTAGCAAACAAGATAAAAGATGATTTTGCTAATGAATCAGGTCAAATACATACATATTCAGGCCTTGATCTTGATGTTGGCGGTGAAGGCATGAAAGGCTTTTACGACAAAATCCTGCCCGACTTCATCAATAAGTACGGTAAAAAGCACGGGTTAAAGGTAGGTCAAACAAAATTACCCCCGAACTTAAACATTAACAGCATGGTGCTTAATCAAACTGGCTTATCCCGTAAAGAATGGGATGAACTATCAATAGCTGATAAAGAACGCACATTAAAAGAAATGGGTTATGGCGGCAATGAAGGCGTACATTACTTTGACCTAACCCCCGAAGCTAAAGAATCCTTTCTATCTAAAGGACAACCACTATTTGCTGTACCCCCAGCAATGGCTATAACCGATGAAGATAGTAGACGGGATATGCTAGAGAAATTGTTTAATAATCAAAAATAGCCTACAATTAACTTATCTTAATCAACTACTTGGGTAAGGTATGACCGCTAAATTAGCGAAAAATAGCGAACACCCCAATTTAAATGTGGGGCGCAAGGCAGGAGCAGTGAATAAAAGCACTAGCCAAGCCCGTGAAGCGATTGCACGGTTCGTTGATGGTAATGCCAACAAAATGGAAGAATGGCTACAGAGCGTTGCCTATGGCATTCAAGCGACCGACAAAGATGGTAAACCTAAATTTAGTAAGGAAGGCAATCCAATGTATGTAGTGCCGCCCAATCCTGAAAAAGCATTCGGTATGCTACAAAGCGTAATGGAATACCACCTACCTAAACTGGCTAGAACTGAGCATTCGACCAATGACGAACAGCCAATGAAGGTAATACACGAACACAAATTCCTTGATTGAGGTAGTCAAAAAATACGAGTATCCCTACAAGGCACGGGATGCGTTTAAAGACTTTCATAAGCGTGACCAACGCTGGGCGGTATTGGTGTGCCACAGGAGAGCAGGTAAGACCGTAGCGACCATTGCGGACACGATTCGTAGGGCAGTCATGGAGAAGAAGGAAAACGCCCGTTACGCCTACATAGCACCGTACTACGCCCAAGCCAAGAACATTGCATGGGATTACTTACTCAAGTTTGCAGAACCAGCCATAGTCAAGGCTAATCAATCTGAGTTATGGATAGAGTTAGTCAATGGGGCTAAGATCAGGCTATTTGGCGCAGACAATCCTGATGCCTTACGGGGTCTATACCTTGATGGGGTAGTCTTAGACGAGTACGCAGATATGAAGCCAAGGCTATGGGGTGAGATTGTGCGCCCATTGCTTACAGACCGCCAAGGCTGGGCTACCTTTATCGGTACACCCAAGGGGCATAACGCCTTCTATGACATCTATAACGAAGCCCAAAAGAACCCGAACTGGTATGTCAAGACCCTAAGAGCAGACCAATCAGGACTACTGCCTGAAGCTGAACTCTTAGACGCACAACAGTCTATGTCAGCTAACCAGTACGAGCAAGAGTTCCTCTGTAGCTTTGAAGCCGCCATACTGGGCGCATATTACGGTCAGGAGATGCGTAGGATTACCGACCTTGAGCGCATTACCACAGTAGACTATGACCCAATGTTCCCATGCCATACCGTGTGGGATTTAGGCTTTAATGATTCCACGGCTATCATTTGGTTTCAGGTGGTATACGGTGAGATACGGGTGCTAGACCACCATATGTCTAACGGTCAAGCCATCCCCTACTACCTTGGACTACTAGCGCAGAAAGAGGATGAATACGGGTACAAGTATGGCTATCACTACCTGCCCCATGACGCTAGGGCTAAAACTTTGGCGAGTGGCGGCAAGAGCATAATCGAACAAATTTCGACAAAAATTGACATAAACAAGCTAAAAATTGTTCCAAACCTATCACTTCAGGATGGAATACAGGCAACACGACTTGCATTAACCCGTGCTTGGTTCGATAATAAGTGTGACGAACTTATTGAATGTTTGCGTCAATATCAAAGGGAATGGGATGATGATAAAAAAGTATTTAGAGATCGCCCGAAGCACGATTGGACAAGTCACTCGGCAGACGCAATGCGCTATCTCAGCATTGTTTGGAAAGATGAGGACAGCCCTATCCTCAAAGATACAAGGGTTAAAGGCTTATCTGTTGGACAAAATGAAGTGACCCTTGACGAACTATGGAAGCAAACGCCTAAACAAACTTACCGCAGGATATAAACATGGATCACACCTATCAAGATTGGTATAACACCATCGCTAGTTATGAGAGGGCGTACAAGGAATGGGAAGCCCGTACTGACCGAATCATCAAGCGGTATCGTGATGACAGCCGTACTAGGAATAACCCTAACGCACGATTCAATATCCTTTGGTCAAATGTCCAAACGATTACCCCAGCAATCTTTGCTAGACTACCTCGCCCTGATGTAAGCCGTAGATTTAGAGATAACGACCCAGTAGCACGGGTAGCATCGATGATGCTTGAACGGGCATTGGACTATGAGATTACCCATTACGGTGACTACAAGTCCGCTATGAGTCAGTCGGTCTTAGACCGCTTGCTAGGTGGGCGTGGTACAGCGTGGGTACGCTACGAACCACACATTGCTGGTGAAGCTGGCGGCATGGCTGAAGGTATGCCTGAAGATGGGTTACAGGTAACTGAGGATACAGACGAAGCTGAAACCGAAGGCGGTATTTACCGTGAGGATCAGGAACGCATCGAGTACGAATGTGCGCCTGTTGACTATGTTTATTGGCGTGACTTTGGCCATACCATTGCCCGTACATGGGAAGAAGTAACCGCTTGCTGGCGCAAGGTCTACATGGAAAGACCTGCCCTTGTTGAGCGTTTTGGTGAGGAACTGGGTAACAAGATACCCCTAGACACCAAACCCGAAACATCTAAGACCTTCAACGAAAAGATGGGTGAAGGCGCATCCGAAGCCGTTATTTATGAGATTTGGGATAAGACATCGGGCGAGGTCATTTGGCTATCGAAGTCGATGGGTAAGATTTTAGATGTACGACCT